TACAATCCCCTAATGTATCTACTATTGGAGAAGCTATTGATATAGCAAGGGCTGAAGGACGTATATCTCAAAACAGTGTTATGAATGCTTTAAGTACATTAGATAGAGCAGTTTTAGATTATACAAATAATATGATCTCTGAATTATCAAGAGATCCCCTTAACCCTGATACTCAAATTATTAACAGATACAATCAAGATCCTGAAGGTTCTATAGATGTTGGCGGAACAGAAATTGCAAATAAAAAACTATATGATGATGTTGTAAGTAGGTACAGAGAAACTGCAATTGCTGAATATAGAAATCAAGGTTACTATGATTTATTTGGCCAATTTAAAAATCCTGGAGATGATCCTAGATTAAATGTAAAAGTTCTTGTAGATGTTAGAGATAACGCAGAAGCACCTTTTACAGAAAAGCAAATAACAGGATCTATTAATCCACAAGTATTACCTGATGGGGGATTACAAATTGTAAATCCAAAAGATATTTATGAAACAATTAATATTGTAGATGCTAGAGATTTATTTGGTATCTATTCTCCTGATGGCAGTAAACAATTAGTTGGAGGAGATTCTGGAGTATTCTCTGGCATGAGTCCAAATAATCGTGACCTGCTTAAACAGGAAATAGTAAACTCATCTGGTGGCATGGAAGCTATTCAGCCATTCTTAAATATGTCACAAGAAGAATTTGAAGTGTACAATAAAAAGAAAGCAGAAGATCCTGATGTAATACCTATTTCTATAAATAGAGATAATTATGAAGAGTTCTTACCACCTTCTAAACTTAACGTTGCGAATACACCAGAACCAAACCCAGAGTTAGTATCTTGGGCTTCAGAAAATATGGGAGCTTGGGAGTCATTTGTTAATTCATTTGATGTACCAAAAAAAGAAAATTATCCAGAGAATGAGCAAGGTTTTGATCAACAGTATGGAGAAGACTTAAGATTCTACAATAAAAATATAAAAAACTTTAAACGACAACTACCTAAAATAAAAAAATTCTTAGCAAACGCTAAAGATACAGAGTAGTATATGGCTGAATATGGTAAAATTAAGAGTATCACTGAGGTACCTCTTGAGGAACGTGATAACAGGATATTGTATAATGTCCCGGGATATCAGTTTGGTGTGCCAGAAAAAGTTAACTACTGGAGTGATGATGCTGGTACTATACAAGAAAAATTAAACTTAGACTATGTACCATTTGTTGAAGAGCCTAAAACTACAGAATTAGGTAAAGCTGCAAAGTATGGATTCTCAAGTGCACTGTCAGGTGCAGTATATAATCTTAGTGGTATACCTGGATGGACAGATGCTCTTGCAGATTACACACTAGAAAAACTAGGTGCTAATCCTGATCAATGGAAGTTTGATTATGTTAATGGTGAAAATATTGCTATAGATACTAATCAAGGTACATATGCAGAAAGAGAAGCCTTAAAACAAAAGATACTTGAAAAAGAAAAGTTTAAGAAATCGTTAGATGAAAACTCATTAAAGAGTTTTGCATTTCACACATTGGCAGGAATAGACAGTGCAGAAGATTATCTAAGAGACACAGCAGAAACTCTTGGCCCTCAACATATGTTTAACCTAGGTCAAGATTTTGTACCTGATACAATAGCAGAACAAGTTGTTGCAGGATTTGCTGGTGCTCCTATAATGATAGCTGAGTATGGTGCCTATACAGCTGGTGCTATAGCTGGTCTAGCTGCAGTCGGTGTAAGTGCTCCTGTTACGGGTACTGCTCTTGCATTTGGTACTGTAGCATTTTTAGGATCATATGAACAACCTTGGGAAAAAGTATTTACTAATACAGCATTAGGAACTATTGAAGGTGCTGCATTTGGTAGTGTAGGTATGCTACCTGGTTGGGCAACACGATCTGTAGCATTAGGTGCTATTGGTGCAGCTTCTGCTAAGATGCATGGTGGTGGCGCAACAGAAGTTATATCTGGTGCTATCACATTAGCAGGATTAGGATTTGCTGGCCCTATGATAGGATTAAAAAGGCCAGGTGAAGGTGCATTTACTGCTCCTCCTAAAGAGACTCTAACATTAACGCCTGCTTATGCTTCACTAAGAAATGATGCTGGAAGATTAACAGCACATTCTGAAACTTTATTTACTTTTATAAAAGGTAATGGAAAAGGATACCATAGAGAGACTGAGCCAATACCATTTGAATTTACTGAGCTATCTAAAAAAGAATTAACTAAAAGAGATAAGCGTGATAAAGTAATGCCAGATACTGGCAATGTTGAATTACTTATACCAAGTAAAGCAACTAAACGTGCTATAGAAGAAGGCAGAAATTTAATACCGTTTAAGAGAGTAAAGCCAGAAACAAAGAAAGAAAATCTTGATGTTTCAAAAGGTGAAAAAGAAGCTACAGAAAGAGTAACCATACCTAGAGATCAAGTTATACTTGATGGCAAATATTTAGATATGACATTTCATATCAATGCTAGAACTAAAAATATTGTACCAATTAGAAAAACACCAGAAGTAAAAAAACCTAAAACATCATTTGAAGATCTTAATTTATCATTAGAGGCTAGAAGTAGTAACAGTAGAGTAGCTGCAGAAAATGTAAGTATAGCTAGAGATCTTGCAAAAACTCATGGGTTAAAGTTTTTAGGAGATGGTGCAAAGGTAGAGATTAAATTAAGTCAAATACAAAAGATTGCTAAGTCTAGAAAAAAAGGAGATGCTTGGGCTAAAGGACTTTTACCAAAAGCACTAGAATTAAAAACTAAAAAAGAATCACAATTAACTAAAAGACTTACAATATATAAAAAATCTATAGATAAAGTACAAAAACATATAGCTAGACTTGCAGTTGCTAGTATTAATCTAAGGCCTGATCCAGGTGAATCACCAATAAAACACTACAGACAATTAGAAGATACCCTATTAAATGCAGAAAGAACAGGTTTTAAATTAGACAAAGATGGCAAACCTGTTGAAGTAGATCTTACTGGTAATGTTAAAGGAACCACTGGTAAGATATTAAGTTTTGTAGAGACATTTGGATTGCCTGCTAAACTTGCAGGAGATCCATCTAAAAATGCATTTTTAAGATTTGTAACAACTGGTGTTAAAAATACACAACGTGCTATTGAGGCAGGTAAAGATGATATTCTATATAGAAGACTAATAGATCCATCTTATAAGCCAGATAAAATGAAGTTTATTGAAGAAAATCCTGGAATATTTCAAGGTGGTGTACTATATAACTTTGGAAATATCATTGGTAAAATACAAACATTCAAAAGTAAAGACGGTGCTTGGACTCAGTTTGAACAGTTACTAAAAGAAAGAGGTAAAGAAAAAGGTATTGAATCTGCTACTAAAATAATTAATGCAATGGTAGAACGTGAAGTTCTAATGCAAAGTTTAGCAAAAAAAGCAGTTGGTAAAAAGGCAAGTAAAGAAAAGATAGAGCAAGAATTACTTTCTAAGAGAGACGATGGCTCATTTAAATATCAAATGAATTATAAAGAAATGAAACGTTTATATAAACTTTCTGCAAACGAAGTAGGAATTATAAAAAATTTAGATAAAGGTCTTGCAGAAGCTAGGATATATCACAATAAAGCTGTAGAACAAAATCCTGAAGTTGGGGCTACCATTATACCAGAACGTCCTAACTATTTTCCTAGAACTTGGATAGGCAGACATAGGTTATATATTAAAGAGCCAGGTAAAGATGGCAACGTTGTGCATGCTATAGCTGGTAAAACAGAAAAAGAAGTGTATGGTGTATTCGATACTTTTATAAAAAAGAATCCTGAATACAAAAATTATGAAGTTAACTATGAGTTAAAATCTGATTTAGCTGTTGGTGGTAAAAGAGAAAATATGAATTTATCTTTTGATGAGTCTATTAGATTGTGGGACAAAAAAAATCCAGAGATTGCAACATTACTAAAACAATCTCAAAAAGATTATAATGCTACAAGAGGATTTGGTGCAAGAAAAGTAGCAAGAAAAGATGTTGGTGGATACGCAGGTACAGGTAAAGAAGGCCGTAGATTAATAGAAGAATTTACAGAAGCATACATAGGTTATGTTGATGGTGCAGTTAGATCAGCAGAAGCTATAAGATTTAGAGCACAAGTAGATCCTGTAGTATCTGGAAGAAGTGCATTTAATGACCTAATACCACAACAAGTTACGTTTGCTAAAAAATATGTAGACAATGCTTTTGGTAGAGATGCTAGTTTTATTGCTAAAAAAGGAGATAAACTTATTGAAACTATAGCAGACTCTGGTATATTTAAAAAGTTTGCAAGTCCTAATACTTTTCAAAAAGCAATACAGGTAGCTAACTCTTTTACATTGCATAAGGCATTACTATTTTTTAACCCAAGATTCTTATACTCTCAGATAGTTCAGCCATATCAAATGGGTATGCAACGACTTCAATTTATGAAAGTAGAATATGGGATTAAAGGAGATGTGGGTAGAGCTGTAGTTGAGGGATCATATCTTCCATTTAAACCTACAAAAGAGTTTAGAGAATTAGTAGTAGATGCATTAAAAACTGGTACTATTGACACAAAGTTTTTAAAAGAGTTTGGTTTGGACACACGAACAGGAGAAAGAATAGTAACCGTTACTGAGTCTATGGTTAATAAAATGTTTGAACGTGCAACTGGTAAAAGATTATCAGAGATAGCAGAGAGACATAGTAGATTAACAGCACTAGCTATGAACTATTCTTTTCTAAAAAGTGGCAAGTATGATGTAGCTAATGGTAAACAAAATATGTTTAACACTGCAAAGTGGATGACAGATAATATGATGGTTGAGTATAATTTTACTAACAGACCTATGATGTATACTCACCAAGGATTAGGAACTATTGGATCTTTGTTTGGTTTATTTAAAACATTTCAACATAACTATTATGGTCAAGTTGCACAGTACGCTAGGACATGGGCAAAAAATCCTAAATCATTTGAAGCTGCCAGCCCTTTATTAATGCATGCTACAAGTATGATTATGACAGCAGGATTATTTGGTATTATGGGAGTAAATCAAGTAGACTACCTACTAAGAAAAATGAATGATGGCGTTCAGGTTGGATTAAAAGCTGCTGGAGTAGATAACCCAAGTCAGTATAGAATACCAGAGTATACCGAAACAGTATTAAAATTAGACATAGCACCAGAGCAAAAGTTTGGATTACCATCTGGAATACTAGGTGTTGACGTATCGTCTACACTAGCTGCACCAGGACTTGGTCCTGGAGATATATTTAGTTTACCAACATTAGATGCTTTGTTTGGTATGACATCAAAAACAAATGAGGGTGTTATAGGTAATGCATTTAACGTAGTAATGAAAGCTGCTACAGGAACATACAGTGACGTTGATATGTACAAGTTTTTAAAGTCATCAATGCCAACTGTATTACTAGCAGATGTTGAAAGAAGATTTTCTGGAGTATCAGGAGAGGCTATGTTCTCTGTGATACCAGGATTTGAAAAAGAATCAAAAGTTCCAAGAGATGTTACAGATGAAAGAGGCATGTATTTTCAATTTAAAGAAGGAAAATATGTTGTTACCAATCCATATAAAAATATGAGAGGGCAAATTGAAAGAGACATTGGAGGTTTTTGGGCTAGATATTTAGGTGGTCGTACATTTGAGGAGTCTATTATATTAAAAAGTATATGGCAAAGTACAAAGATAAGTATGAACCAAAAAGATAAAATTAATGCTTTAGTTACTGCAGCTGCATCTGATGGTTATGATGGTTTATATGATAATATAATGTTCTACACAGATAGTGCTATGGATTTAGGATATACTCAAGACCAGTTTATAGAGAAAGTCACTAATAGAATGGAGACTATGAGCAATACAGTTTTAGGTAGATTAAAAGCATATGGTGATAGACACAATATGACACGAGATGATTTTATAAGATCAGTTTTACACAACAATAATATTATACTGGCATATCCGCCAGGTTCAAAATAGAGGAGAAAGCAATGCCATTTGAAATGATTACTATGCTAGGGTCTACAGTCCTAGGAGGAGTGATGTCTATATGGAGTCAGTCCATTAAAGCTAAACAAGCTGAACAAAAACTTCTTATACAAAGGGCTGAAGTACAGACTGAAGCATTTAAAGAAGCAAGGGAATATGAGAATGTAGGATTTCAATGGACAAGAAGAATTATAGCACTAACTGCTATCTTTGCTATTGTTGTCTTACCTAAGATACTACCTTTAATAGATCCACAAGCACAGGTTATTGTTGGGTATACAGAATTTAAACCTGGGTTTTTATTCTTTGAAGGTAAAGATGTTATGCAGTGGGTGCCTATGGCTCATAGGGGTATAGTCATTACACCGCTAGATACTAATTTAGTGTCTGCCATTATAGGCCTATACTTTGGTGGGTCATTAGTTAAAAAATGATCTGGATATTAACAGTAATGATGTGGTATGAAGGGGGTCAAACTCGAAATACCTACTTACAAGATATGCAATTTATTTCTGAAGATGCCTGTCAACAATACTTATTTGATAATAAGGTTACATTGGTAGATAGCCTATTAGAAAAGTTTAGAAATATAGATGAAATGAATATGGAATCATTTGAGTATTTTTGTGAGGGAAAATTTGTAGAATTAGATGAAGTATGAAAAGATTAGATATAAATGAAAACACCGCAATCTCAATGCCTGCTCGTAACCTTCTGTCTATTATCGGCGCTTGCCTTGTGGGTGCTTGGTTCGGGTTTGGAGTCGTTGAGCGACTTAATAATATAGAAACAAAATTACAGCTAATGGAGAAAGATCTAGAAGCTGCTAATGTTTTTATAGATTCTGTCCCCAAAGGGGGTATGGTCAGTCCACAAGTCCAAGAGCTCTACATGTTGGTTGAGTACCTTGGCGAGAATGTAGACAAACTAAAAGAACAGATGGAGTCAGAGATACCCATGATACTAAAGAACGACATGGTTATACAGTTTCATGAAGAACGATTAATAGATTTGGAGGCTAAACAAAATGGAAACCATTAAAGTTGTATTTGCAATACTCATGATACAAAACGGTTCAACCGTAGAAATGGTGCCAACTGACGGCCTTAGTGATTGTCTTAAACAGAAACGTTTAATCACCAGACAGATAGGTGAAGAACAAGCTGGTATATACATGCAATGCAAAGAAGTAAAAGCAGAGATATATGAAGATATGGGAAGATTAAAGATTAAAAAAATTATAGAGGAATGAAAAGATATGGTAGATACACTGGCACCTAAGAAAATATTTAGCCAAAGAGATTTAGACAAAAGTTTGATTGAAGCAACTCCTGTTGGTAGTAGTATTATGGCACCTTCTACAAATGTTTTAGATATTTTGCCAAATATTGAAACGCAAAAAGGTTTATCACAAACGCCACAACCTGACTACGTAGTAGATAAAAATCAAGTATTTAACATGATGCAAAATGCACAGAAACAATCAAGGTCTATGGTGGCAGAAACTAACGAAACAGTTAGATCATCTGAAGAGTTAACACAAGAAAAACAAACTGGGGATCGCACAGAAAAAGAAGTACCCCAAGGTGAAGCCTTAGTAATGAGACCTGTGGAATACGCAGCTAAAGGAGTTAAAGATAAAGAAGTAAGCGGACCAATACTTGTTGGAGAAAAAGGTGCAGAACTTATAGTTCCAACTGGAGAGGGAAAGGTTAGTATACTAGACGCTAAAACTACAAGTGGCCTTATGGAAGTGCGTCCAGATCTAAGTGAGCCAAGATTTAAAGAAAATGAAAATCCAGTTGAAAGATCAAGAGCACCAATGGCTACAAAAACTAAAGATGAGTTTGTAACAATTGATAGGGCTGAAGAAGATGAAAAGTTTTTAAACTACATGAAAATTGTAGAAAACAATCAGCTATACCGTGGTAATAAATCTAAGCTAAGACATAAGTCTGCTGAAGGTGGGGCTGACACTATAGGCTATGGGCATAAACTTACAGATAAAGAGATAAAAGCTAATAGTGTTTATGGCTATAATCTAGACACTTTAACAATAGAACAAGCTGACGATATATTAAAAAAAGATTTAGGAAAAGCATATACACAACTTTCTGAAACCTTTGGTAAAGATTTTATAAACCTTGATGATAGACGTAAACAGATGCTTTTAGATTTTCAATTTAATTTAGGAGGGCTTAAAAAATTTCCTAAGTTTACAGCAGCACTATTTGCTGGAGATGAAAAAACTATGATGAATGAGTACAAGAGAGTCTTTACACCTGCAGGTTCGGATAAACCTAAACCATTAACTGGTAGAAATAAAAATTTTAATGACTTCTTTTTTGATGGTATGGCAAAGGCATCTTTAGTAGAGAAGCCAATAAGAAAAGCAGAAAAGGGTGCAGAAAATGTAGAGATAGGTAGAGCAGAACCAGCAGGATTTCTTTTTAGAAGTCCAGCAACTCCAGACAAACCCTCTGGGCTTGAAGGTATACTTAATTTTTTACTTCCAAAAGGTGAAAGGCCACC